CGGCGCGAGGCTGTCCGCCGGCTTTTGATGGTAGTCCTCGACGAGAGCCGATTCGAGCGCGACACGGGCGATCGTTTCACGTGGAACCTCGTCCCTCGATTCCGATCCCTGACGCTCGGCAAATCGGACGCAAGCATTTACACCAGCCAGGTCGAGCGCGACGGCTCCCTCCAGGCCGAGATCGTGCCGTCGATACGCGGGAAAACTATGGACGAGATTCCATTCGTTTTTGTCAATACGACCGACCTGGCCACAAAGCCGGCCGACGTCCCGCTGATTAATCTCGCGAACCTGGCGCTCGCGATCTACCGAGGCGAGGCCGATCACCGGAGCGCCCTTTTTATGTCTGGCCAGGACACGCTCGTCCTGATCGGTTTTGATATGAACGCGGGCGACGAGGGCAATCCAGGCGACGCCTCGACGAAACCGATCATCGGCTCCGGCGCTTATTTAAACCTCCCGAATCCCGACGCCGACGCCAAGTTTATCGGCCCCGATTCTAAAGCATTACAGGAGCAACGAGCCAGCCTCGAAAATGATTATGTAAGGGCCGGCGAGGAGGGCGTCAAACTCCTGTCGTCCGGAGCTGGTGCCGAGGCGGCCGAGACGCTCCGGATCAGAGTCGCGGCCAGGACGGCCACGCTCCAGACGATCGCAATGACAGCGGCGACCGCGCTCGAGACCACGCTCCGACAGTGCGCGGTTTGGGTCGGCGCGAATCCCGACGAGGTAAAGGTCGAACCAAACCTCGACTTTATCGACGAGTCGGGCGACGTCGGCGACCTGGTCAAATTCGCCCAGGCCAAAAAATCAGGGACTCCGATCTCCTGGAAATCCGTCCATAACTGGCTCCGCCAGAATGACTTTACCGAGTTCACTTTCGACGAGGAGCTCGATCAGATTGGCGTCGAGGACGACGACGATCGACTCAAAGGCGGCGACGATCCATTTCGCGGAATATTCGAGGACGGCCAGCCGCTCCCTGGTCAACCGATACCAGGCCAGCCGGCACCAGGTCGACCAGGCGCCGAGGACGAGGACGGGGACGACGAGGGCGCCGGCGAGGAGTAAAACATGGCCACAGTAAACGAGGAGATTCGCGACCAGCTCCTCGCCCATCAAGTCGAGCTAATTCGATTCGGGAAAGGTATGTCGACCAGGATCGTCCGCCTCCTGGATCGGGCCGAGCCCGAGCTCCGCGCCGTTATCCGCGCCCGCCTGGATCGGATCGCCCATCTCGGCTTTGATCCAGGGCCGGCGACCACGGCCAGGATGATCCGAACCTCGAAGCTAATCGGCGAGATTTCAAAGCCGACATTTCAGGAAATTAATCAGCTAGTCAGGAGGGAGCTGGTCGGCCTGTCAATCGGCGAGACGCAATTTATCGCCGGCGTTTTCAATGACACGCTACCCGTTTTGATTGCTCCTGCACTCCCGACCGCCAGGGAGCTCCGAGGGATCGTTTTCGCCAGGCCATTCGAGAATCGAATACTCCGCGACTGGCTGGCGACTTACCGCGTCGGAGATCAGCGGCGCATGATGGATCAAATCCGCCAGGGGCTCGTATTCGACGAGACGCCGACGCAAATCGGCCGGCGCATATTCGGCACCAGGGCGCTCGGCGGAACCGACGGGACTCGAGAGATCACCAGGCGAGGAGCTCAGACTCTCGCGTCGACCTCGATCTCGGCGATCTCGAACGCGACCCGCCAGGAGTTTTATAAAAAAAATCGGCGGTTCGTAAAGAGCGAGGTCTACACGGCGACGCTCGACTCGAGGACGACGCCCATTTGCTCGGCCCTGGACGGCCAGATTTTCCCCGTCGGCCTGGGCTCGATCCCGCCGCTGCATATCAATTGCCGATCGATCCGCGTCCCTGTCGTCGACGGCCGCCGGCTCGGCACCAGGCCGAGCGTCGCGGCAACCGAGCGCCAGCTCCGAGGACTATCCGGCCCCGAGAGGCGCCGCGCCCTGGATCGCCTGGTCGGCCGAGTGCCGGCGGAAACTAATTATCAACAATGGCTCGGCCAGCAAACGGTCGGCTTCCAGGACGAAGTCCTCGGCCCGACTCGAGGGATTTTATTCCGGAAAGGCGAGATCGACCTCCCTGGATTCATCGACGCCAGCGGCACACGTCACACGCTCCGCGAGTTATACGATATTGATCCGCGCCGATTCCAGCGGGCCGGAGTGCCGGCGCCGGCTGCCTGATAATCAGAGAGCGCGTTTAAACGCCTTGTCTCTCAGGCGGCGAGGCGTTATGATCGCGCCCGAGTCAGCCGACGAATTGCTCGCGAGGAGTAAATTATCAAATGCCACTAGCAGCCATAATCGAAGATAAAACGGCGATCCCCGCCGGCCTGGAAAGTTTCTACACCGAGACCGACGGGAAATTTATCCTCCAAGTCGAGGGGATGAAACTCCAAAAGGATTTCGACAACTATGCCGAGGCATTAAAAAAGCGTTTCACTGACGCGGCGGCCGACTTCTCAAAAAACAATAATGCAGATATAAGCCACGACCAGGTCGCGGCAATGATTAAAGAACAGTTCGAGAAATTCCAGGCTCCGAAGCCAGGCGCGAAGCCGAACGGCGAGGGCGCGGCTGGAGCTGGCGGAGTTGGTGGCGACGTCCAGGCCCGACTCCACGACCTCGAGCGCAATGCCGCCAAGTCCGAGGAAACGATTACCAAACTCACCGAGGAGCGCGACGCTGCACTCGGAGCCAGCCGATCCACAACAATAAAAAACGCTTTAAACTCGGCGGCTCAAAAAGCGGGCGCGACGCCCGAGGGGATCAATAACCTGGTGACGCTGGTCGAGAGCAATTTCGAGCTGACCCAGGACGGCGCGATCGTGACGAAACTCGACAGCAAAAACACCAGCCCGAACACGAGCCCCGACGATTTTTTCTCGGCGGCCGCTCGCGAAAAACAATACCGAATGTTTTGGCCAGCCTCGAAAGGTGCCGGCGCTGATAATGATGGCGACGGACAAGGCAACGCCGGCGACCTGGGCGGCGATAATCCCTGGACGATCAAAGGATGGAACCTGACAAAACAGGGCCATATTTTTAAAAAGGATTCAAACGAAGCCGAGCGACTTGCGAAAGCTGCCGGCGTAAAACTTGGCGCGGTCGCCGGTATCAGGTAGACTCGCCACAATTAACCCGCCGACGCCGTGAGGGCAAGGCATAATCAGGAGCCCTCATCATGGCCGAAGTAAGAATCGCTGACGTAGTAACACCCGAGATATTCGCCCCGTATGTCGCCACAATGACCGAGCAAAAAACCGCTCTGGTCGACTCCGGCGTCGTCGTGCGCGATCCAGCCCTCGACGCATTTTTAGCGGGCGGAGGCACTACTTTTAACGCTCCATCCTGGCGCGATATTGACGACGATAGCAATATCCTCGCCGACCGCGTCTCGAGCGACGACCCTGTCGTGGTAGCAGTACCGAACAAAATCCAAACGAACCAGGAGCTCGCCGTCCGCCTGTCCAGGAATAACTCCTGGAAAACGATGGATTTAGTCGCGGCTCTCGCCGGCGACGACCCGAGCTCGGCGATCGCTAACCGAGTCGCGGCTTATTGGCGCCGTCGCCTCCAGGCCGTTTTCGTCGGAACCTGGACGGGCATTTTCGCCGATAACGCCCAGGTCACGCCGAACGACGACCCTCGTGCCGGCATCACAAACAACGCCGCCCAGGACGATCTAACCGTCGATATTAGTGGCGTCTTTACTCCTGGCGTGACTGACTTTTCGGCCGAGGCGTTTATCGACGCCATTACCACGGCCGGCGATAGCCAGGGCGATTTCGTCGCCGTTATGATGCACTCGATCGTATTCTCGAAAGCTCAAAAAAATAACCTGATCGACTTTGTCCCTGATTCTACGAACGCGGACGCGGCGGACATTGCGACATTTTTAGGCCGGCGAGTGATCGTCGACGACAGTATGCCGAACGCTGCCGGAGTTTTCGACACGTGGATTTTCGGCGCCCAGGCGAGCCGCTGGGGAGTCGGGAATCCGAAAGTCCCCGCCGAGGTCGATCGCGAGCCAGCCGAGGGTAATGGCGGCGGCTCCGAGTCGTTATTTTCGCGGATCGAATGGTCGATGCACCCTGTCGGCTATCGCTTCCTGTCCGGCTCAGTCGCGAACAGCGACGGCGGCCCGACGAATCCGGAGCTCGCGGACGGCGTCAACAATTGGGCGCGGACGTTTCCGGAGCGTAAGCAAATCAAAGCCGCCCGACTGGTCACTACTGAATTTTAATAGCTGACAGTCGTCGGAGATCGGCCTCGTTTAAACGGGGCCGGTTCCCTTAAACCACCAGGAGCCCCGACAATGGCCAATAAAAAAGCCGATGCAAATCCGACACCCGAGGCGACGGAAACACCCGTCGCCGAGTCCGAGCCCGAGGCGATCGCGGCCGATCCAGTAGATCAGCCAGCCGGCGATCCGCCGGCACCAGGCGACGACGCCGCGACCGATCCAGTCGTCGAATCGAAACCAGTAACAGGCAAACAAGCCGGCGGCCCCGCCGATAAAAAGGCCGCCGACAAAGCCCGACGCCAGGCCGCGATCACCGAACACCAGGCCGCAATCGCCGACGCTCCAGTCGACGAGAAGCTCGCGGCCAGCGACAAGAAAAAAACCGAACTACTCGCGAAGCTCGACGAGCTGGCGGCCGAGGTCGCAACGCACGACGAGGCGATCAATGCGCTCCGCGACGAGTCCTCGGCGCTATTGCTCGAGCTCTATCCACAGTCAGGCGAAAACGATCCGCCCTCGGTCGCTATTCGAGGTTATATAAATGCCTCGGCTCGTGAGCGACAGCATAGAAAACTCGCGCCGGCTCGCCTGAAAGCTATCCTCGAAAAAGCGGGACTCGCCCCGATCGACGCGGCATTTTCCCGAGCTCGAGGTCGAGGCATGGCCAGGCCAGCTCGCAAGGTTGCGAAAAAAGAGGCTCCGCCCGCTGCCGACCAGGCAAAGGACGCGACGCCGATCAAAAAAGCGGAGTGATCTATGGCCACGCCAACGGGAGCGCGAGCCGATAGTGCTCGCGGCTGGTTTGCCCGTGAGAGGCGCCGCACAAAACAGAATCAAAAAGATTTTGATATAGCCGGACACGTCGCGACGCCGTTCGTTTTCGGTGCCGTGGCCGCTGGTGGATCGTCGGTTAATGTCCTGACCCTCCCCGCTGCCATTGAGATCGCCCTCGAGATTAACGCCGCGATTGCCGCCGGCGGTTTTGGCGTCCTGGACGTGACGACAGGCATCGACCACGTATCGGCCGAGGCCGGCGTCCCAGGCGGCCGCGTCAATATCCGGCACCTATTCCGAGAGCCTCACCAGGTACGAATCACTCGAGCTATCGGAGCGCCCGCCGGCGCCGTGATCGTTTATTTTCGAGGCCCAAAATCTCAATTAATCCAGATCGGCTCGGCGACGTTCACATGACCCGCGCCCCGTTTAAACGCCGTGACTTCATCCCGATTATTTGTAATAATCAGCCACCCGCAGCCGTGAGGGCTTCTAACTTGTCGACCATATAGGAGCCAAATATGTCCGCTCAAGACTTTTTCGAGGACGACCTCCTCGATCTCATTTTTACAAATGTAGCAGCGCCGAACGTCGGCGACGCGGGAGGACTCCAGCCCTCAGTCGGTGCCGGAAACTTTCACACGTCCCTTATGACCGCGCTCCCCGCCGAATCAGTGAGCGATCAAACGACCAACGAGGCAACGTATACACCTTATGCTCGCGTCGCTGTTGCTCGATCCCTGGCTGGCTGGACGGTTGCCGCTGGCGTAGTCGATAACGACGCCGCGATCACATTCCCGCAAGCCACGGCCGGATCGGATACCGTGACGCATTTCGGTCTCGGCTTTGCCGCCGCCGGCGTGGGTTTTTTAAATATGGTAGGCGTCCTCGCGTCGGCCCTGGCAATCTCGACAGGCATCACGCCCGAGTTTGCGGCCGGCGATCTCGACGTCTCTCTGGACTAGGAGCCAGCTATGAAAATTTCACTCGCGAAAAATATCCGCCGCCTTGCCCGTCTCGAATTACGAGCCAGCCGGATTATTGTCCTGACTGAACGCGCAACCGACGCCGGCAATAAGGCACTAGTCGCGGCTTACGAAAAAGAGGCCGCCCGCCGAGTCGCCGAGGCTAATTTCCTGACGCTCCGCTGCGAGGCTGATCTCGAGGATTTGGACGCCGCTGGCCAAAAGGAGGCCGCCGCCTTGCGCGAGGCTGTCCTGGCTGGCAGCCGTGGCTCGAAGGTCGCGAAGGCCATCATTGCCGGCACTCCGGCCCAGGCGGCCGCCGAGTAGTGAGCGAGCTCCTCGAACCGACGGCCGTTTCGGTCGACGTCGAGAATGACATTGTCGTTTTCCGCGTCGGCTCGAACAAGGCCCGCTTTTCCTACACGTCGGCTTTTATGATCGCCCAACAGCTCCGGCTTTTTTCTGGCCTGGCTGCGCGAATCGCTGGCGCGACACTCGAGCAACGTCGCGAGATCAAACGCCAGCCGACCGAGGACGACGTTCACTCGATCAAAGCGGCGAACGTCCCGAGCGGCGATTCACGCTGGCGAGTTTGGAACGAGGGCCAGATCGTCGCCCTCCAGATCGGCGACCTGGTCGCACGATGGGAAGCGCCGGCCGCCGGAACGATCGCCTCCTGGTTTAGAGAGGGAGGCCGACAGGCGAAAGCCTGGGCCGGCGATACATCAAAAACGATGCGCCTCGCCGGCATCCTGACCGACGCGAACGAGAACGCTCGGCTAATCCAGTAAACGGCGCGGGAGGCTCCGATGGCGCTTGTTATCTACAGCTCGCGGACAGGCCGGATTCGCCGAATCCTAACGGACGACAATCCCGCCCGATCCGACCAGATACTCCAGCATAAACACCCGACCCGACCAGGCGAGTCGTCGGAGATTATCCCGAATCCGCCGCCCAGGCTCCGGCAACTCCAGCGCCGGCTAAATAAAATCACCGGCAAAACGCCCGCGAATGATCGTTTCGTCGTGTATGGAACGAGCGGCGTAGTCGGCCGGATTTTTATCGGCGACCCTGACGCCGGCGACGTGATCGCAAACCGAACCGTTAAACAGGACAACCGCGCCGGCCGACGCTGGCGGCGGAACAATGCCGGCACCGCCTGGGAGCGATCGCTCCGCGAGATCAATGGCGACATTACCCGAAAAACCGACCGCCTGGATTATGTCCAGTCGCCCGCCTGGCTGGCCAAAATGCGCCGGCACGAGCACACCGAGGCCGAGATTCAGGCCACCAGGGCGGCACTCGTCGCAGACCTAACCGCTGATATAGCCGCGTTCGAGGCCGAGAAAACAATCCGCCAGGGGCCGCGCCCGTGACTCAAATCGTCCTAACGTCCGGAATTACCTGGCCGACGCCTGGCGATTGGAACGACCTCGACAATTCGATCGAGGTTATCGCCGGCGGCGGCGGGGCCGAGGCCGGCCTCACTGGCGAGGGAGGCGAGGGCGGGGATGGCGGCGGCGGCGCCGAGTATCGTCGAGTAAACAATCAAACCTCGAGCGGGACTCGAGATATTCAGGTCGGCGCTGGTGGCCTGGGCGGAGCACCGTCCGGCGGGGACGGCGGGGACGGGACGGCGACC